CGTACCTTGACCTCCTCGATGCTGACCTTGGTTGGTCACTTAGAGGTGGGTCCTGCAGCATAAAGTCTACTCGAAAGATCGTCCACTCCGGCGGTGGGATTCGTTCCACATCCGGGTGGCCTGTAGCGTCAGGCGGTGCCTACGTTACAGGTAAAGGTCGATCGATGGTCTTTACGCGGACGACGTATTCGTCCTCTCCGTTTCCTGACCTATCTTACTTAACCACTAAGTTCGGTCAGGCTAGCAATCAGCACGTAGCCAACGGCATTGCGCTCTTAATGAGTCGTATTGTCGTTGGTCGTCGCTGATATTCCCTCTAACTCCAATAAAGGAGTACGGACGTGGCCGCAATTACCACGATTGTTGTACCTGATGCAGCCGGAACCCCCGTCAATCATACCTTCGCACCTGCGAAGGTTGACGGTGACACCGCAACTTGGCTGGAGAAGTCGAATACGTCTTCTCTGGGGTACTGGACGTTGTCCATTACTCAGCGCGCTCCGTTGGCGGGTCAGACTTCGAAGGTCTACCGTACGAAGTTGTCGTTTCAGAAACCCACTGTGGTTAATGAAGTGATCAACGGCGTTACGCGGCCTTCGATTGCCTATGTGAACGGCGCAACCGTGGAGTTTGTACTCCCGGCCGACGCTTCACTGCAGGAACGCAAGGACCATCGGAAGCTACTCGTTGGAATTCTTAACGATGCTAGCTTTATCGATCTCGTCGAGAATCAGAATAACGCTTACTAAGGTTATTCTCTCGGCGCCTTGCTTCTTCGGTTACATTTCCGAAGTTCCTGCAAACGTCACTTCCTATGAGGTATTCACCCATGAAAGTGCGAAAAAGGCGTGCAGTTCCTTTGAAGGACCTGTACAGACAGTCTGCTTGCCAGGCGAACCAACTTGCCGCGGATATCTATACCGCGGCAGACAGCCAGCTGAGTCGATACCTGTTGGAATGTCTTTCGAGTTCCAACTACGTACCGATTGTATCTGCTTCCGTTCAACCAACGGATTATACCAATGCAGATACGTTTGGCCGGGACTACCTGTGTGCCGAGTTGATGTCAAAGTTCCCGAGTTGGGAGCTAGGCATCGATCGTACGCTTGTAGCCCTTTCCAAATTCGCTGACGTAGAGTTTGGCCTTCGCTCCTTGTCATTCTCTGAGAATCCTAGCATTCGTTGTGGCACTCTTACCACCACGATGCGAGCTGTAGAACATACGGCCCGTAGAAAAATTGCTAAGATATTAGGGAATTTCAATTGGAACGAGTGTGTCAACTCTTTCGAGTTCACCTCGGGCGCCTCGACAAGTTTGCCGAGGGTGCGTGGCGATGCTGCGTACAAGTATGGGGCGCAAAGACCCCACCTGTCTTACAACATGGAACCAATCATACCGATCGTGAGGTCGGCTATTCCTTCATGGTCTTTCGATCCTGAAGTTGTGGTTGGTAGCCGTGTGACCACTGTACCTAAGAATGCCAAGACCGATCGCGTGATTGCTATCGAGCCCGATTTGAACATGTTCGTTCAGAAAGGTATCGGTAACATGATACGCCGGCGGCTTCGGCGGTGGAAGTTGCTTGAGAAAGATGCTCAAGAA